AGCACATCAAAGACGAACTGAAGCGCACTGAGCGCAAGGCCGCGCAGCTTTACGAGTTTGTCGGGCAGAAGGTCGGAACCCTCATCCCGGCCCGTAAGTACGCTGTAATCCTCGAATGGTTCAAGACCCCACTCATGCCCCAGGACGGCCCATAAGTATTGCAACCACAATTCGGGCACTCATACTTCTCGACAATCCGTGTTCCCTTCTTTGCGGAGATTTTGCCTGTATGCCCGCAGTTTTCGCAGGCTGCTTTTACGCTATAGGTCGTCGTTACAATACTAGTCTGATTCATTTCACTCCTCTCGCCCACTGGGGGCTACTGCTTGTTTGGTGGTTCGGCATTGCCTTTTGGTTCACACATCACTGCGCCGGAAGAAGTATGCCGCCAGCCGGTAATGCTTCCGCTAATGTCGCGCTTGATAACCTTCCCGCAATTCTTACAACACGTTGGCTGTTCCATCACCGTACCTCTTTCTCGCCACCCACAGACGTGAGCGGCTAGTTCTCAAGCCTCAATGCTCGATCTGAAAGTTGTCGCATTGCCAAAGGCTTTTTGGATGCGCGAAGCTGTCTTGCCGGATAATGCGGCAGTGATTCGTCTTCGAGTATTCCTGCCACACTCGATCATCCGCAGCCGCACGTTTATCTGCCTGAAACGCGCAGTGAAAGACGTAACCGACGAGCAACACGAAAGCGCATAAAACCATCCATAGCTTCATCACTTCACCTCGTCGAGGGCGGCAAGAATCTCATCGGCTTTTTCATGCGCCGACTCTGGGTCCCAACTCATTGTTAGTTTTAGGATAGCCTTCCAGCGCGGGTCAACCGGCTTCGGCTGGATAGCGGCGTTGCGACGACGAACGAACGCACAGACCACACCAAAAGTGCTGGCATCGGCGGCCTGCATCGTGTCGAAGATGGCGTTTATCTCCCCGGCCATAGGCGGCTCCCAAGGAAGTTGCGCCAGCGGAATAATGGCGTCGGCAAGGATGAGCGAATCGTAAGTACGGTGCATAACTTCTTCGATCTTCTTCGCTACCCTCTTTTTTATCTCACTCAATTCTGCCATGTGTTGCCTCCTGTTCGGGTCACTTCGCCGCCCACAGACGTGAGCGGCAGGTTGTCAAACTTCATGCAGCCTTCATCTCTACCGCCTGTTTGTCGTTCCAGCTAACCCGCAGTTCCTTATCCCAGTGAGGCGACTTCTGGCCCGTCTTCGCCACGCAATGACCAGCGAGCAGCCCACAGACGGCGTACTTGCCTACCTGCTTACGAACTGCGCCACAGAGAGGTTTCATCGCTTTCATAGGAATAGCGTCTCCCGGTTGGCCCGGATTCCTTCGCGGTCCACTTCGATCAACCCTGCTTGCTTGAGGTCGGATAGGTATGCCGAGAACGTCCCTCCGGTGCTCTCCATCTCAACCTCTTGGCCGAGTTCTTCGCGGGTGATGGTGCGACCGCGCTTGGCAACCAACTTGTCGAGCATATTGCGCGCGCCGGTACGGAGTTTCGACCCCCAGAGGTTTACCACCTCTTCCGTAGTCGTCGGAGCGTTAGGCACCTCACTTCCGAGAAACTCTCGCCCGGCTTCGGTGGCGAACCACATGCCGTTCTGGACTTCCATGAATCCAGCCTTCGTGATGTCGGACTTGTATGCCGACCAAGTACCTCCAGTTTTCTTCATCCGAACCTGGGCGGCAACCTGGGACTCGGTACGACCGGACGGGAACCACTGACAAAGAACGCCGAGCATCTTCCGCGCGCCTGTTCTCAGATGGGTGTTGGGATCGACAGGGACGCTGCTTCGGGTCCGAACAGGAGGCGGAGGAGACCTGCGTGGAACTGGAGACACATAGGTACGCACCACCTTTTCGATCTCCGTCTCGGAAAGGACTTCACTGAGACTCTTGGCGATCTCGGCAGCCTTGGCAATGCGCGTTTGGTACGCGGTCAACTGCCGCTCCATCTCGTCCGCCTCGGTCTTCAGTTGGATAAGCGTTTCCTGTAGCATCTTCACCTCGTCACTATTGGCCGTTCCGCTCTCGAACTGCCGGCGGAGTTCGGAAATCTGCCGCCTTGCCTCTCCCAACTCTCTCCGCAGGTCGTCTTCAGTCTTCGCCTTCTTCTCGGCCTCATGGGGAAGGTCGGCCAACTTCGGAAGCAGCCCACGAATGGACTCTGGGGCTGGAGTGACTGCGCCCGCCATTGCAGTTCCAGTCTTTGGGGGCCGAGTCTCACCTTGAATAACTTGCACCTTGAGCATGTCGCCAGTGATGGCTCGACCGCGGGCGATGAACTGCCCGTCCTTCAGCCGTTCGAGTTCAAGCGAGAACTCACGGGTCTTGGCGCCGGGGTCGATTTTGAAGGTCTGCGCCGCGCGCTTCTGATCGTCGAAGGTCGTCCGACCCACAAGGTAATTCTGCAACGGCTCGGCGGCGTTCTTGCTGAGTTTCGACAATCGCTGTGTCGCCAGGATCGCGGCGAAACCTCTCTTCCGCCCAAGGTTGCAGAGGTCGATGATTGACTGCGAAGCTACAGACTCTCCGTACCCGTGTTCAGGTGCGTACGTATGGGCCTCATCGACCACAACCAGAACCGGGTGCCACAGCGACTTAGGCGCGTGGACCAGCGAATCGAGAAACCGCTTCACCCACTCATGTCTCTCATGGACCCGCATCTCGTAAATATCGCAGACCGCCGAAGCATTCAACTCCAGAAGCCGTGTAGCCACCAATGCCGCCGTCCGAATATCCGCCGGAGTCTCTCCGCCCTCACCCACCAAGACATACGGCTTCTTCTCCCGAAGAGTTGAGAACTCCCCCTCCGGGTCGATCACGATGCACTGAATATGACCGACAGCTTCTTCTAGAATCCGCCGCAGTGTCTCCGACTTGCCGCCCCCGGACGATGCTGTGACGAGCATGCGGGTGCTGACCAGGGTTGGAATGTCAATCCAAACCCGTTCTCCACTCTCCGCCAGTCCCAGTTCAATTCGGCTCATCGCTTCCCCTTCCTCGCCATCCGGTACAACTGCTCCACCTTCTCAAGACCGAGAAACTTCAAGATCGTTCCGTCCGGCATCCGAACTTTCGCAACCACGTTCGCCAGAAAAGGGGCCGAGACACCGATCTTTTCCGCGAACTCTTTCTGCTTGAGGGAGCCCTGCTTCGACTCCAACATCTTCACCACGTCGTCCCGCGTGTAGTCGCGCATCAGGCGATCTCCTCGACCATCTGGATTCTGTGGCCAAGCCAAGCCATACAAGGTACTGCCATACTATTGCCGAGTGCTCGGTATCGCGGCCCATCGGCGGTTTTCGCGCTGATCTTGGTATACCCTGGCTCAAATCCCTGTAATTTTTCGCACTCTTCGGGCGTTAGGCGGCGGACCTGCATCCCTTGCATGGCCATTCCCGGAATTCCGCCTCCGCTTGGCGAGATTGCTTTCAGCGGCCCTGCTCCATCCTCTCCCAGCACTCTAACCTCATCCCGTGAATTCTGGGTGAAAGCAATTACTGGAGCAAGATTACTTCCGCTATTAGACGACGGAAGCGTTGGAGAGCAATCCTCTGTAATCCCCATGCTTCTAGCCTTTGCAGAATTTCCTCCACGAAAGGCGAGAATCTGTGAGCACGGATCAGTGTTTGACGTTAGCGCACCGTCTCCATCTCCTTGCGAACTAACTTGTCCAGCCGCGTTTGTCCGGTAGGCAACGGGAACAAAATGGCTTGCTCCACTGTTTATGTGCTGATTTTCTTGACCGTAATTTTTACCGTATCGCGCATCCAAAGTTGACGCTATTTCTGCTGTCCACTTTGGAACAGACTCCCCTGCTCCGTCAATACCTCCATCTCCTCTTCCAGTGGCTCCTCTGACTTCGACCATTCCTCCTCCGTTTCCGTCTGAGGGATCGGACCAGCCACGCTCTCCAGAGCCGCCCTTAAGGCATCCGGCAACTCTTTGCCCCTTCTCTTTGCGCGGCGGAGGATGCCCCGACAAGCTGTGCTGCTCAAATAGTACCGCTGCGGCACTACGCCAGTCTCCAAGATGTCCGACAACGAAGACGCGACGGCGGCGTTGTGGTACTCCAGCGTATTGAGCGTCAAGAATTCGGTAAGCGAACCCATACCCGAATTTCCCCAAGATTGAGAGAAAGGT